TTCAGGAATCTTAGCAATGCCTGTTTTATCTACGATGCCTTTGAGCTCGGTGACTTTCCGCGCTACCTTGGCTTTGGTGTCGCGGTCCCAAGTCTTATCAAGCACGAATTCAGAATAGACCGGATCTGGGCGCATCGCCTCGATAACAACATCGGGACGCAGCGGCAAAGTCGGATTCATCGGCTCAATCTCTTCAGCCTCATCAGCTGTCGGGATGCCTTCCAAGACAAACGGAGCCACCGCCCTGACCGCTTCGCTCTGAGCCCTACGGAGTAGCATGCTGCGAGGATGGTTCTTCCAGTTGTCTTTGTTCGTGAGCCCTGCTTTTGTCGCTTGTTCAAACGTCCACTTTACTCGGGCAGAGCCTCCAGCGGGATGCGATAGAGTTATGTCCGCTTCTTTTTCACTGAGAGTGTGGATCTCCTGTCGTCCACCACCTGCGAGAAACTTTGACATCATGGTCTGAGAAGTCATCGCGGCACGACCTTGGATAACGTGATACTGTCGGCACGCAACCATCGGATGCAGCCCCTCAGCCTGACAGAGCAGCATCAGAGCCATGGCTTGGGTCGGGTCTTTGACACCGAAGAGTCCGCTTTTGCAGACCACGTTCGCCATTGTTTCAACGTCTTTCATCGAGAGTGCTGGAAGATTGTTTGTCATGGTGTTCCTTTGTTAAATAAACATGTCATCAGAGTTCGCGTAAATATCGAAGTCAAACCCCTCGGCCTTGTACTCATCGACTAAACTCCATTCTTGCCGATCGAGAGCTAGGTATGCCCCGAGAATTTCAGGTCCGCTGAACTTAGGGTTATAGAATTTTAACTCGCGGAGTTGCTCGCTCAACATTTTCAGCCGTCTTAAATCGGGGACCGACCGCCGGACGTAGGCTTGGATCTCTCTAAACCCATCTATGTAGAATCGTTTGCTTTTTCTCATCTTTGCCTCTTTGTTTTTGTGTTGCACCCCTGAACTACATGGGGTACCCTATGTTCACATATGTGAACAAGTTGAGCAAGAGATGAATAAGACCGACAAGAAAAACTTTTTCTACAATCTGCGGCAATTCTGCGAGATGACTCTACAGGAAGCAGGAGATCTGGTGCCGATGAATAAGAGTTGCATCTTTCAGTATGAGCGAGAGGCAGTCCAACTCCACCCGCTCCGGTACCTCATCGCTCTTAAAAGAGAGTCCAATCTTTCTTGGGACACAGTTGGGGAGCTGTTGGAAACGTGGAACGAGGAAAGGCCATTACGGAAGAGGGTTCGGAGAAGCCAATAAACAGGTTCCGAACTGTGAAAACACTTCTACAAATCGCTGAGGAGCTGGTCCCAAATAATAAAAAACTTGGCCTTGCGTTGGGGAAGCTTTCTTATTCGTGCCCTCAAAAAGAAACTTTATTCGACCTCGGGTAAAGCATACGGCTTGAACGTCTTGCATGACTCGATGGAACCATGCCGTATCTGTGTTATTGTTGGTCAATGCAATCGCTTCGGTTACGGTGCCTTTTTCAAATTCGGATAGCAACTTTTCAAAAAACTGACTAATGAGTGGCTGAGAATAGGGCGGGTTCATCCAAACGCGCCCCTCCCAACTTTTAGCTAACCCATTATCGGTAATAGTGTAATAGCTCGTGGCGTTAATCCATTGTGCGGCAATATCGTTGGATGCGGGATCTAGGTCAATCCCGCCCATCACTTCTCGGGCCGCTTCAATATACTGCGGAGGGGTATACCACTCGTTTCCACCGCCGTTGATAACTCTTGGATCGGCCACTAATCAACTCGCTTCGAAGGTCGAGGGATAGACCAGTGGACGCATCCGCATCGGACTACAATACGCCCGTGTTTTTTCTCCAACCGTTCGCCCGTCCAGCCATCAAGAATATGGACCTCCCTTGTTCCAGCGGTACCAATCTCGTCGTGGTGAGCCCCTTTATGTCGGGCAGGGAGTCCGGCGAAAGTACATTCGAGTTCTGGTCCTAACTCATTCGGGAGAATCGCAACCGCCCACTTCTGAGTGTCGCTTTCAGGCTTCCAGACAAACCCGCGCTTGTGTCCGTCTTTAGGGTTTCTAGCCCCGCATTTGACCTCTACGGGCTCTTCGTTTTCAACGAGTACAATCGGTGCAGGAGTTGGTGTCGGTGCCGCTGTTGGGGCAACTAGAGGCTGTATCGTCGGTGTGGGGCTCGGTGCAACCGATGGCTCTACAGAACTCTTGGAGTGACGTTGTATCGCACTTAAGACCTGTTCGGCGACTTTCAGATGCTCTGCCGAACAAGCAGTTAAAAGTATCAGGGGAATCAGTTTTTTCATCGCTTTTGCCTCCAAAACCCCTCCCCTCACCTCTTGAGGGACCCTCTCCACCCACTTTTTGACTAAAACCGAGCCAGTAGGGGGCACGAGAGGGTAGGGGAGAGTTACTTTTTGCCACCCTTGCCGCCTTTTTTACCGCCTTTTTTGTGTCCACCACCACACGCCATAAAGCCTCCTATTTTTTTTGGAAAAACTGAACCAATTTCAGCACAGTGCCGATAAGAGCTAGGACCAACCCGATAGGCTCACCGACTCCGATGAGATTAGCAGGAAGGTCAATCGTCTGAGCGAGAGACAGAAGTCCCGCGCTTGATGCGAAACTAGCGTTAGCTACTTTGTTAGAGTCGATATTTGACATACTCTCCTTTCTCCATCATTTCAGCTAACCGCCGCGCTCGTCGTCCGGTCTGCTTTGCCCACCTCGAGTTTAACATGTGAGTGGATGCTTCTGCCCATTTTTTTTCTCTGACCGCTTCCAACGTGTCGGTAAACTTGGCAAAGCCCCCAGCCCCCATCTGGAACACCATACTAGTCAAAATATCCTGCCGAACAGAATCAATCTCAGCCCAAACCGGACCGACTACTTTAGCCGCTGACTCTTGAGATTTAGCAATGTCATGCCGAAGCTGCGCCCGAATCGCGGGGTCACACATAGCGTTAGCTTCCAGGTTGAACCCAACTCCGATGGTGAGTTTACCTTTTGGACAGGCATACATCCGGTTTCGCCAACCCTCATCTTGGATTAGCATTTTCTCCAACGGTGTGTTCTCGAACGATTTCAAATCGGCCATTTTTCATCCCTGCGCTATAGCCTAAAAGGTTAAGAATCAAGAGCGTCACCGCAAGTACAAACCCCCCGACCTGTATCAAGTGCGCTGGTCGATGGCTCTGAATCGCTTGCGTTGTGAGTGACGTTATCTGCGATATTAAAGCACTCTGCCGAGTCTCGATAGCGGCCAAGTCCGAGCGAATCTCAGCAACCGATTGAGCCTGTAAGGTCAAGCTCGTTGGCAAGGTGGAAAGAGCGGTCACATTCCGCGTTAGCTCGACAATGGCTTCGGTCTGAGTCCGAAGGTGCTCGACAACATCGCATAGGTTTACCCGCTCTTCCTCGGTCATTTATGCCCCCTCTAATGCTGCAACTTTTGCCTCCAATACTTCGACTTTTGCTGAAAGTTCCTTTACGGCTTGAATGAGCGGAGCGATAAACTGGTCATACCGCAGAGCTTGCTGCGAATTAGGATCGTTCTTGTCGGTTAGAACCCACCCACCAAAATCAACACCCGCGGGAAGAGCCGCTTTCACTTCTTGAGCTATTAATCCAAAGTGCGTCCGTTGCCCTGGTACGCTAACCGTTGTTGGGGCTTGCCCGTCAACCTGCCCCGTAACTTCCTTTGAGCCTTCTACCCATTTGTACGAGACAGGGCGTAAAGTTTTTATGAAGTCTAATCCAAGCGAAGAATCGGCAATATCTTTTTTAGTGCGTTCATCGGAAGTCTGGATGGTGCCGTTCGCCGCCCATACTGCTGACCACCGCTTGCCGCTTGCGCCACAAGTGTTGGCGTTATCAGTGACAGGTTGCAGGTCGCCCGCATCCACAACATCGACTCGATCCGCAATCGTTCCGCTGTTATCTGTTCGAATAACAACCCCACCAGATCCGCGTGAACCAAAAATCCGTAACTTGTTAGCGGTTCCAGCTTGCTTACTGGTCGTTATAAAACCGCCCACATTGTTATTTTCATCGACTATCTGAAGCCCGTTTACGGCACTCAGCGAAAATACATTCCCGCTAAGTGACATATTTAGCAATCCGCCATCAGGGGCAGATAGAGTTAAGTTGCCCGTACCACGATGCAATATCTCCGAATTGCCGTTAGCCGACGGTCCTCGAATTATTCGCATTCCGTAATCGGTGTACGTGGTATCTCCTACAAAATCGACGTAAGCATTGCCGGATCCAGTCCTCGCGGCTCCAATTTGTACTGAACAATCTTCGGTGGTCGTTGCGGTGGATCCCACTGTTAAAAGTGGAATGGTATTTGTAATTGACACTTCCCCTGTCGGCAAAACGCGCAACCGTTCAACTCCACCCGTTGCAACTGCCCAAGTATTTGCTCCAGGACTAAATACGCCTGTATCGGTGTCGTCGCCACTGACAAACCCAGGTGAGGCTGCAGTGCCCGCAACCGAATCAAACTGTAGAGTGCTGTTCGTCAACTGTCCAAGAGCCACATACTGATCATTCGCCGTAGCATCGCCTACGCCTGTGTGCTTAAACCCCGCCATAGGCTGATTGCCCGTAACGGCTTTAGACCCGTTCGCCTTAACACAATCAGTCAGAGCCGTGGCAACATCATTCATCTCGGCATCGTGCTCTGTCGCGGATATCACGGGGTTAGCTTGCGCCGCTCTTTGAGTCCAGAGAGTGCTTCCGCTCAAAGTGCCGTTAGTTCTTGTGTAGTTTCCGCTGCCGTCAAAGCCCATTGTTATTCCTCCATGTTATTTTTTTGCGTTAAATATCGGGCTCCAGATGTCCCCGCTTTTGCTCCGATACGCGCTCCCAGTTCCATCCATTTATCAGTCAATTCGCCTGTTTTCTCGAGCTTTTGTATAACCGGAGCTAATTGCTGCATTTTTTCTAAAGCTGTAAGTCCCTGTAGACCGTAGATTCGGAATATCTCTTTTTTGACCTGCTTATCTCTAAATTGTGGAGCAAGGTTAATTAGCGCATCCAAAGCCGCGAATGGTTGCCTAAACATATTTACGGCTCTTTGCGTTACGTTCTGAGGCAGCGGTTGATCCGTCATACGCATTAGGTCTTTCAATGCAGTGGTAACAGGGGCAGTTTGAGATCCGCCTTTGACCTGCGCCTCAACTCGGCCCAATCTTTCCTCCTTGGCTAAACGCGATAGAATCTTATCGGATTGTTCTTTTCCGGCGAGAAGTTCAAGTATCTGCCGCTGATTTGAGCTGCTATCAAAATATTTAATGACCTTAGAAGGAGGTTGTCGCGCTACATCTTTTTTTAGCATAGCAACATAACCTTTCTTCATAGCGTCTAGCATCTCAGGTTTGCCAATATTCTTGGCTCCTACAATAATTTCTTCAACCTGAGAAGGGTCAAGATCGGAGATAATTCTTCCAATGCGATTTACCTGCCTTGGGTCGTCCACAGCAAACTTCGTCATTTGCCGAAGAGCTCTTCGAGATGTTTCGCCCATGCCTCCAAATGCTTCCGGTATTGTTTTTGTTGCATAGGTATAATCAGCTTCTTTAATTTGCGGGAAAATCTTTTTAAAGCCTTTATCGAGATTCCGTTCTAACTTGTTAAGAGCTTCGACACTAATTCCTTTCCATGCACCAATATCTTTTTGTGCATTCTCGGCGTTTATCTTTTTTACACGACCCAATACTCTCGTTTTTAATTCAGTCAGAGATATATTTTGTAACGTCGGGATTTCTTTTTCCCCCATATAAATATGAGACAGAAGTTTGCGCCATTCTCGTGGCCCTAATTCGCTCGTTAGGTTGTTGACCTCTTTTCTTAACCTGTTTTTAGCAATAATTTCCCACTGCGCTCGATCAACCTTCCCAAACTCATCCATTAGGAGGTCGGCGTTTTCATAGCCACGTTGCCCGATGTTCTTTATGCGCTTTGTACGTTCTGCTGTAGAGATACCTGGCTCAAGTACGCTGTTTGCAACGTCATCTCCTAAATCGTCGGCAACGTCATCAAGGATATTTTGAATACGCTCCTCGCCTTTTCCGACTATTTTCCCGAATTTTAATTCTTCTTTTGCAAGTTTTGTCCCGCTGACCGCTTCTCCCATCGTTACCTTTTTCCCTGATGTCAATTCAGGGGCAACCTCTAATGGGCTATACAATTCGCGACCTGCTTCATATTGCCGTTGTAGTGCAGTTTGACGAACGTCTTTAGTTGTCTGTAAAGCCTCTTGAGCAAGCTCTGTAGGTATTTTACCTTCTCCTCCAAGACCTTGTTCAAACGTAGATTGCAAACGTTCTGGTCTGGTTCGTCCTCGTCCTTCGAGTATTGCCACAAGATCACTCCCTTCCGGCATCCGAGCAATCCCCTGCACTGTTGGTGTATACCCCGCCATTTCCCCGAATGTTTCAACGGGCGATAGGTCTTGTTGCGATTGCGTCATTCGCTTCGCAAAATCCTCTCCTCGTCCCTGTTGTGCGATTTCTAGGGCCATGCGTTTTTCTGCATCTGTTAATGGCTCTGAGGCCATTTGGAGTACTTGTTGTGCCGTTCCTTTAGCTTTTCCGGCTTGTCCTCCGATAATGCCCCCAAGCCCACCTGCCGTGGCCCCCATTGCTCCTGGTAATAAACGCTCTTCAAATGGACCTTCCGCAGATGCAATACCAGATATCCCACCTTTAAAAACCTGTGGAATAAAGTTTTGTGACCCCGCCGCTTTTATTGCCTCTGCCACTAATGGCATACCGTAACGCGCCGCAGTCTTAGCAAGATATTTACCGGCTCCCATTGGACCAACTATTTCTAATCCAGTTGAGGAGATTGGATATTCTTGTTGGAATTGTTTATACAACCCCTTCATCTGCTGACCTGCTTCAGGATTAACGAACTCTACTATGTCGTCCAAAGTATTTAATGTCATTCCTTGAGCTGGTGCCATCAAAGCTGCTATAGCAAGATCGCCCAATGACATTTTAGCTTTAGGCGGGACCGCTGATGTCCTTACTCCCTGATCGGCAAGGGATGGTATTGGCATAACAACCGGAGGTGGTCGGACCTGTTCTCCAGTTGATTCGTCTAAGTAAACTATTTGCCCCGTTTCTGGATCTTCGATTTCAATTGTCGCCATTCTTAAAATCTCCGTCTAACGATGTAGGATTTCCCGTTGTACTGGTAAGTTTCTGGGGCCGTTGTCCCTGTAGTTGGAACAGGAGGAACCATTGGAGTACGGACAGCGGGAGCAGCGGGAGTACTCGCTTGCTTTGGTTTTGGCATTACTCCTTGGAGTTCTTGAAGCAAAACAGTATTTAAGCTGTTAGTACTTGCTAAAAGAGTCTCGGCGTTTTGGCTTTCAAATTGTGCGTAAAAATTCTCATATAAACTTTGTGGATCAACCTGTTGATTAGGCTTTGATGCAATTATAACCGCTTCGTTGATAGCTGCTCTTGCGGCTTTTGCTGCATCACTATTTACTTTTGCTGCAACTTTTGCGGTTTGTAATAAAGCATTTCTTGCCGATTCTCCTAAATCTTGTTTTTGACCTGTAATCCCCTCTTGGATAATTCTTTTGTATTTTTCTATAATTGATTCAAGGGATTCTAACATGACTTTTTGTTCGCTCGGTTGAACCACACTTCTATCTAAGGCCGCTTTTACAAGCGTAGCGGCTTGAACCGTAGCTGCGTATGTTTTTTGTTTTAAAAGGTCTTTAATTTTTGTAAAGTTTGGAACACTTTCTGTTCCTGTATCTAAAACTGTCTTAAAAGGAGCTTGAATATCTGTTTTAATTTCACGTTCAAACCTAACTTGTTCGCGATCTTTTTCTTCCCTAGTTCGTTGCTGTTGTTCCCGTCTTAACTCTGCACTCTTCGGATATGGCTCATTTGTCCCCGGAGCTAAAAACGGCTGGCCTTGTTCTTCTTTTGGAACTTGGAAACCTTCTCTAAAGCTATTTATTGCATCCTCTTCCGACATCGCGCTGCTTGGGATCCTCACATTAATAGGTTCGCCTTCTGCAGCAGCTTGTCCTGCGCCGCGTAAAATGCTTGCATAATCCGGCTGAGTCACTGATGGAGCAGCAATTGGACTTAATGGCTTACCACGTTCAGCAAAGGCACTTTGCACTTTTGCGGCACGTTCTTGTGGGTCGAGAATCCCCTGACTGAGGAAGTAGCTATCAGCTGCTTGCATTTCAGAGAATGAAGGTGGCTGCATTGCCTTGATTCGCGCTGCCTCAAGTTTGGTATTCCGGTCTTGTTCAGCCTTGACTGCCGCGCCTTCAGCATCCTGTATTTTTGTCCCCAATTCGAGGATCTGACTTGCTTGGTTCGGATACTTGTTAATTAATCCAAACAACGCCGCCGATTTCGATTGTGGCATTGCGGCTGGAACAGGAGTAGTTAATGCCGATTGCGGAATGGCTTGCCCAACTAAAGATTCTGGATAAACCCCACTCGATACTGCCCCTTGGCTTGTCGCAAGAGCAGGGGAGGCAGGAGCAATTGGTTGCCCTGTATAGGTCCCCTGTCCGCCAAGAATAGCCGCTAAGTCTTGTCCTAAACCTCGCTTTTCAGAGGCTTGTATTTGAGAACCAGCAATCTGACCTGCGCCCCCAAGGAGCCCTGCAATCAAGTTAAAACGGTTTGCCTTGCGGATATCCTCATCAAGAGCCCCTGCGCCTGGGACCATCTCTACTCGAGAGGCAAGTTGACCGACTCCTTGGAGGATAGAGCCCCAATCGAGGCCACTACTGGACGGTGCAGAAGAACCACCGCCCCCGAACAGAGACGAGCCTACGTTGATGATAGTTGGTATCCAGTCTGCGATGCCCATTGCCTAGCTCCTCATTCTGATTTGTGATTCTCTGCTGCCGCCGCGTTCCTCTTTTTCTAAAATCTTGGTGGCTTCTTCAGGGGTTAGTCCGAGTCCTGCAATCCCATTAGCTGCATCTGGCTGGCGAGTCATATATTGGAACCGCTCGTCCCTAAGCAACGCCACACGATCTGCATATTGTTGAGCCTCTTCGCCTTGTCCTGCTCTTTGCATTGCCGCAATAGCCAATCGGTTCGCCCTCTCTAGGTCTCCCTGTCTTTCGGCTGACTTTATTTTTTGTTTTTCAAGTTTCGTCAGAAGTTTGTTGTTTTGGATATCTGACAATATTCGCTTTTGCTCAAGTTTGTAGGTTTTCTCCCACTGCCTTTCAGCCGTTCCAATCTTGCGCTCTTCCTGAGCCGCACCAACGGCCTGTAGCGTACGATTAAACTCGGCGGTAGTAGCACCCTCGGCGAATTGCCGCGCTTGGCTACGGGCCTGTGCTGCCTCTAATGCGCGTGATTCTGCAAGGGCTTGCTGTTCGCCTCGATAAGCTTGCGAGTCTGGTGAGATACCTCTATCGGCTAGGTACTGTTCTCGCTCTCTCTGTTCTCGTGCTTGACGCTCTGCGGCACCAACGGTGATATCGCCTAGCTCTTGCTCATACCGCTGTTGAAACATCGCCGCTAACTCTTGTTGTGTTGGAAGGCGATAGCCTCCGGTAAGAGCTTGTTGAGTCTGCTCAGGAGTTGGAGTTTGTGTGTATGGAGCCGGAGCGGTGATAGGTTTTCGCGGTTGTTGGGGAGTAGTCGCAGCAGGCGGCGGCTGTAACGGTTCTGCCATTTTGCCCGATATTTGCGCCTGTGGCACTAGCTTGCCGGAGGTGTCCCGATATAGACCAGGCGAGACTCTTGTATAACCCGATGGAGCTTTAAACGTAGATTGAGCGGGTGCCGCTTGAGGGACAGGCGTTGTAGCTGGAGGGTTAAACGCTTCCTTTGCTTGCTCATTCGGCTGGCCCATCCGGTTGCCCGCATAATCCGAATCGCGTACTGGCTGTTTTGGGGTTCCTGGCATTGTTTTTTTAACGGCCATTTAGAGTAATCCTCCGGTCTCAAAAGTGATTGCTGCTGCGTAAAACTCGTACGGTCCTGTGGTGCTTTCAAAAGCAAAACTGATACTTGCGGCCCGTCCAAAAGCTGTAAGCGAATAAACATCTTCTCCACGAATCTTGGGAGCACTCCAAAGAGCTTGATTCCAAAGCCCGACGTTCCAGTTAAACCCACCTTCATTATTTTGAGTCGTATAAGTAAATGGGGCTTCCTTAAAGTCTACATCCGTTCCAATTGAGAACGTTTCGCCTGGTGCGCTTTTTACATGTGGACGAATCATCGTGAATCGCTTTATCCGCGCTCGGTCTTTGAAATAATTATAGGCGATATGGACTTCGCTTTTTATCGGGGCTCCGTTATCGAGCGCCCCTGTTTCGGCTTTAAATACCCGCCCATTCGTCCCGCCAAAATAAATGCTATCGCCAAACGAAGCCCACACTTTTGCTTGCATCCCCGTGTATTGAGCCCATGCCCCTCGGTCGGGATTAAGCACGAATTGTTGCGCTATATTCGGGATTGGGATGTTAAAATAAACGGCTTTCCCACCGCTGTGATATGCGGCGTTCCATCCATCCGCACCACCGTAATCTTGCGCGGCTGCCAAAAAAGCCTGATTGATATTTGCCGTTATACTGGCGTAGGAAGAATTATTCCCACCTGCAAGAAGCGAGGAAAGAGGGGTAATACCAGCTTTATGAATGATGAGCAGATCCGAGCCGAGTCCTAAGTATCCTCGTCGTCCGGCAACTGGCTCAGGAAGGAAAAACCGTCCAGCGATAGACCAGTTGTTCGCATTCTCTGGGTCTGTTCCAGAATAGAGAAGTACTTCGCCTTCACTCGATACGATTACAAAGTAATCTTGTAATCCGACTCCCGTATCTCTAGACCATGAAGCGACAAATTGAACAGTGCCGCCTCGTTGCAATAGGTAGCTATAATCAATCCGGTGCATCTGCCCTTGGAACGCTGCCGTGTTGCTGTTCCAAACATAGCTAGTGTTCTTTTCAACGACAAAAAGGCGGCTTTTGTACTGGCACCCTTGTATCAAGTTTGACGGCGTAAGCGTATGCACCTGCCCGTTAAAACTAGGCTGACTCCACGTTGTCCCGTCATACATTTGAGGGGTATCGCTGCCGTTAAAGAACAGTATCCGGTTGCCAATTAGAACATGCTGCCAAGTGCTATTTGTGATTGCTGGACCTAACGCAACCGAGCTTGAAGATGTAACGTCGTAAAATCGAGTCCCTGCACACGCTATGAGCTTGCTGGTTCCATTCGCTAAAGGGAGCTCGACAAGCGTATTTACATCGCTAGTGTTGGCAGTTATGGCACAATGCTGAGTAAATCCTTTGCGCGTCCTCACAAACCCATCATCTGGAAACGCATTAATCATCTTAATGGCGTAGGTAGGGTCCATCTGATCAAGAGGGTCGCGGGTGTTCCATCCGCTAGTTGGTGCTGATATGGTTGCGGTTGTGCTTCTCATTTTCGCTTCGACGGATGTACATACGTTGGGGCTCTGTAAACTCTAGGTTGTTCTGCTTGGAATTGTTGAACGCTAGGATCGTTAAATAAGATATCGGCGGCCTGCTGATACGTTTCATCGGTCCAAGCTATATCCACTGTTCCTTTATGTTCTCGCACCAAACCGTTATCCAGCGCAATTTGCATCATTTGCAGCTTCTTTTCTTCCGGTAGGGCGGAATATTCTTTCCCAAAAGTTTCAAAGTTCGTTGCAAATTGTTGAATATCTTGAGCCTTTAAGTCCGCGTCTTTCCCACTATTGGCGAACTTATTATTTACCCACTGACCTTTGTCGTTATAACCAACAAAGTCTTTTGACATAGTCTTATCTTGCGCTTTTAGAGCTGCGTCCTTGGTATCGACCCATTCGGGTTTTAAGCCAGTAAATCCGTAGTATTTTTCAAGGCGTTTCCATCGCTCTTTTTCTAGGTTTTTTTGTCGAGGCGAAAATAGCTTGCCCAATCCGGCTCCGCCTCCGGCTCCTAACAATAAGCCTGCTCCGATTCCTAATGGCCCCAAGGCGATTAATCCAGCCGCTCCGAGCAATCCAGCCGTTCCAGCTCCAAGAGTTGCCCCCGCCATAGCTCCAGCGGTCGCCCCTTGCCTTTTGTTGATAACTCTTGAAAGGTCATATGCACCTTTGGCCGCAGCAATTGCACTAGCGGTCGTCCCAAGAGCTGACCCCGCTTTGCTGGCTCCAACGTTTGCACCTTTAACCCCTGATCCGGCGACAGAAGAAGGCGCGACCATTGTCCCGCCCTTAATTGAGGTTCCAACAGCGGTAGTTCCAGGGGCTAGACTACTTGCTCCAGCTCCATAACCTGCAACTGAAGAAGGTGCAATTATTGTTCCGCCGCTTGCCGCTGTCCCCACCGCTGTGTATCCAGAAGGGACGGCAATGCCTGGAGCGATAACAGACGTTGCTGCCGGAGCCGCACTTGGAGCTAATGCTTCAGCAACACGGTTCCTTATTTCACCTTTTAATTCCTCTTTACCAATATCGACAGCACGACCACCGATCTGTTCAAACGAAGTAGGCGTATTCGTCTGAGTAATAACCTGCGGTGCCCCTGATGGACTAGTGGTTGCCTGTTGCCTCCTCTTTTGTTCGCGCCTAAACCACTCGGCGTAATCAATGTACGGCATCGGCTAGGCTCCTTGGGTTACTAAAATTACAGTGTGCAACCCGCCGTTGGCTATTTTAATTATGCCAGTGGGTAGGTTCCCCAAGTTATAATATTGAATCAAAGTAGGAACATTTATGCTGGTATTGGTTCCATCCCCAATTGGAAAATGAGAATTTGCGCCCCATCCCCAAAGTGTTCCATTGGTTTTTTTGGCGTGGTGAGTACTAACTCCCATTCCTTTCCCGATAGATTCCCAATCGGTTGCTGTACCAACTTGTGTGGGAACAGAGCGATCAATGTTATCACCTAGACCTAATGGACTACCCCCATAAAAGGTTGAATTTTTTCCCCAACCCCAAAGTGTCCCGTTTGTTTTTAACGCGAGGGAATGCTCATCTCCTGCTACTATATCCTTCCAGTTGGTATCTGTGCCTAATTGAAATGGGACTGTTCTTACCGAACCACCACCATCGCCAAGCTGAGCGTAATTATTTTTCCCCCATACCCAAAGAGTGCCATCTGTTTTAATGGCAAGAGCATGCTGCCCCGAAAAAGCTACTTTTGCCCAATCGGTATCGGTGCCCACTTGCGTTGGGACAAGTTGATTAGTGGTACCTCCAATGCCTAATTGCCCATGTCCGTTCCATCCCCACGACCAAAGTGTTCCGTTGGTTTTGAGTCCCATTCCTCCAAAACTACCAGCAAAAACATTTGCCCAATCGGTATCGGTGCCAATTTGGATTGGAGACGCACTAGAGTTTTGGGTTCCATCGCCTAATGACCAGAATCCTGTCTGCCAAACAAAGGTATTATTCCCCCAACCCCAAAGTGTTCCGTTTGTTTTAATAGCTAGTGAATATAAATACCCTGCGCTAACCGCCTTCCATGTGGTCCCTGGTTGAATTTGTATCGCGGGTACGACATCGACTGTATCAAAGCTTCCATTCCCAATACGGCCCTCATTTAATCCACTAGCCCAAAGAGTATTGTCGGTTTTCAAAAATAAGCTATATCGATCGCCACACGAAACTTCAGCAAACTCATTTTGGATGGATTGAAGATCAAATATTTGAGCATCGCCAAAATAGAAGTAAGGTCTACTTGGGGTACCAAAGTGTGCAGCGAGACCAGTACCCATCAACAGTAAGTTGTTAGGCACAGGAGGTACTGGAGGTACTGGAGGAGTAGGTGTGCTACTAGCCCCGCCAATGAACCCAACGTCTCGGCATCCCGTATCGATGAATCCGCAACTATGCCTAAACAGGTTGCTCGTTCGCCCACCGTTGCGTTCAGCTAGGTCGTTTCTTAACCCAATGTTAAACTCGGCCTCTAAATCCTGGTACTCAAGCCCCTTCATCCGGTAGAATCGGGCTAAAATGCCCTTCATTAGGAGGGATGGTTCAATTAGTGGTTCGTCGGTATCAGCAACAAAACGCTCGTAAAGAACATTAGGCTTACGGGTCCAGGTGATAGTGCCATCGGCTCCATTGTTGGCGATTGTAGGCGCAGAACTGCCCGCTGTGCCGCTTGTATTTGCAGTCCAATACTCACCATCGGAGAACACCCACATGCCCGCTGTGACGCTCATAGAGGCCGCCCAATCACGAGGCTTTATCCATGTCTTTGAGCGGTAAAAGAGGCTGATTGTTTCGGTGCCTACCGGAGTAGGATGCATAGCAACGGCGCGAGTTGCTTTGCTGCTTTGAGTAACGCGAAACGCAAACTTGATTCCGGCGTTGCCTGTTTGTGTAAGTGCTTGCCATTCACGAGGCGTTATCGGGCCTCGTATCGGGGTCATGTCTCCGGTGTACCATGCCGTTGAATCGAGTAATTCAGCGCAATCAGCGGGGAGCGTTTGGTTAGTTCCAGCAACAAGGGAGAGGGAAGAGAGCTTTGTGAGTTGTGGCCAATCGAACATTCGAACGGCTTCAATGCCTCGTTCGTTGGCAATCGCTAGCAACTGTCTTGTAGTTGCGTCCGTATTGTTGATTATGGATGTTGGGCGTGGGAAGCCACCAAAATCACAGGCATCTTGGAGAACAGAGAGAAGAGTCGCCACGTTTCAAAATCCTGTAAGACTTCAAAACGGAGAGGCTCTAATAAAGGGCCGCCGTCGGTAACGCTCTTCGGGGGTACAAAAGAGGGGCCGAGCGACGTCCCCCCTCTATCTTATGTTAATTGCAGCTATTTTGCCACAACTACTTTTTGCCTTTTACGAGCTCTTTCAACATATCTTGTAACTCTGCATTTTGCTTCTGCATCGCCGCCATCTGCTCTTTGAGAGCTTCGACTTCAGCATTAGGAGTAGGACGAGCGTTTAGGTAATCCTGAGAACGTCGCCGCATGTTCATTGCTCCAATTCCGATAGCGGAAAGAGCGTGGTCGCCTATTTTTGACAACTGTTCGACCGAAAACACATGGGCTCTTGTGCACATATCTTTTTGCACTTCGGTAAACCCAAGAACATCAAGAGGGGTACCTAAGTCTTGCCCTTCGTCAAGTTTCCATCGTCGGTAGATTTCGGAGAATCTTTTAACGTCATCTGAGGTTGCAATCCTCACGATGGTATCGCCACCTGGTACTTTAATCTCGATATATTCAATCTGTACTTCAGGGTCGTACACGTCGCGGCCTTCTATACGGCTCTCCTCGCTCTTGAATTTTGGCCCCGTATAAAACCTCACCCGCAGTGCGGAGTCGTCACCGTGGCGCATCCTCTGGCCTGGAAGGGGCATCCTATCTTCTTGTATCTGCGGAAACATAAATCCTCATTGGTTAATAGGGGAGAGCCGCCCCTCCCCGTTAGTTATGCCTTAGTTGCTAGCTTGATAAACAAGCTCGCCAGGGCAGAAAATACGGATGTTAGCATCCGCCGCAGCAACCGCCCCTGAATCACTGTGGAACGCATTGAGCGTCTTACCTGTGATCGCCGCATCGTCCAGCTTCCCATCAGTAGTACTAAGGGATACCTGAGCGTTCAGCGCAATTCCCGCCGCTGAAGTAGCGTTGAGCAGTCCACCAGTTCCAACCCATGCGTAGTTACCGTTAGGGATGTTTTCAAACTGAGGAATACAAACAGCCCCTGCGCCTGTACTACCACCCGCAGCTTTTAACTCAAGTTCACCGCTCGAGCTATTTAGTCTCAAGAAATACGCAAACCGAAGCGTGGCAGCACTTCCAAGAGCATTTTTCACAAGACGGTAAATCTTGCCATCTTTCCCGATAACAACGTGACCAGTGACAAACCCCACTGGAAGCGTTGGCGCGTTCCATTCCAATTCAACCCCACCAAGGGACTCATATATTCCAATACCCATTTTATAAGCCTCCTAGCATTAAGGTTTAGCATGTCCCTGAAGGAACAAGTTCCGAGCGGTCATGTTACCAGCCCATGCCAAATAACGGACAGTCGCATCCTGGTTGAACGAGTCACGAGCTTTCAAAGGCACGAAGTTACGCTTCGATGCAGTTTTGAAAAACAAGTGGTTCATGTTCAGGAAGTGAGTTGTGGTTGCATTCGCAATACCCTGATACCCACCGCCGTTAACAACTGGAACGCCCATGAACTCAAGGCCAGTGCCAATCGTATCAACGGTGCCTTCACCCACTTTCATGATGCGCTGGATGGTCTGCAAGGACTCTCTGTAAAGTCTAAAATGCGTTCCACCTGCGTATACGAGGGTAGGTTTTTCAGCGTTACGGGTTAGTCCGTCGAAACAGATTCCGTAAAACTGCTGAATATTGGCATTGGTAAGGGTAGCAAACCCAAGATCGGAAGCATCAAATATCTGATTCCGCGCCCAGGTATAGGTTCCTCGATCAATTCCACCAACCGAACCAGAAGTGTTTGCAGAAGGGTTAAGGAGTCCCAAACCACCAATCTGCTTTCCACCGTCGGCTGTCCCATCGGATTCAACGTCCGTTGCCATCGAGTTCATCATTGTGTACTCAGCAGCTTCGATTCTCTTTTCAAGGAGGTCGAATACCTGCTCAGGTCCAGTGTTCTGAACGTCGCTTTCAAGTCCGTTAATTACAACGGCAACCGCCACCTGCTTCCAGTTAAAGCGGAAAGACGTAAACTGTTCGGTCTGAGAAGTGTTAAGAACCTCAGAACCAGCATAACGCTGATAAGAGGGGTTTTCTGCAAACAGCTGCTCTTCGAGGATGGATTCTCCACCCGCAACTAGCTTCTGGTTGTCTTTCATAAAACGAAGCAGAGGGATGTTTTTCGATATCCCATCTGCCATCTTTTTCGATCTCTTGTACATCGTTACGGTGAGCATTTCACCGATAGATGCGTTAGGCGTTGCCATTATTTATCCCTTAAAAATATCCAGTTTCTTTAGCTGCCTGCATTAAGGCTTCGCGGATATTGGCAGGTTCCTTCGTCCTAGTAGGCGCACCGCTAATGCCACTAACTCCGCTAGCTGCTCGCCTTACGGATTGTGGTACTGGCTGTGGCCTCCTTAGTGAAGCAAAAGAAGGGTGGCGCAGTGCAGCTCCGTAGGCCGTTTCAAGTTGTTCCTCAAACGAGAGGTAGGGATAGCTTTGCTGAATCTCTGGAATAATCTGGGCCATTGCTTGCCGGACCTCGGCAAAATGCGGCTTTGCAGCCCCCCAGTTATTAACGTAGTCAGTTAGTTGCCCTAACTCAATTTGCCTCTGCTGTTCTGCAATACCTTGTCTTTGCGCTTCAATTTGACTCTGCTGGTCCCTTAACTGCCATCGCGCTTGCCTTACTTCAGGCGGTTCGTTCAACTCTGGGTCGCTTGCAAGGTCGTGCAGGGAGATACGATTCATATCGGCAAAACGCTTGATAAACCCCGAAGGGTCTTTCATCATTTCGCCCCGTTCAGCCAAAAGACGTTCAACGATCTGGCCTCTGGATACGTTATGTTTTTGTAACTCTGCGTCATACGGTTTTAGAGCCTTATCAACATCCTCAAAGGTCTTCCGCATGTTTGCAAACTGCCCTCCGATCTTGCTGATGTATGAGTGCATTTGGGACTCGCGCTGATTGATGTACTTTCGCACATCTTTCGGCACACTTGCCCAACGCTGGCGCATCTCAGCAACCCACTGTTCAGGCTCAGGGATGTCCTCGTCGGTTTCACCTAAGACTGGCTCCTCTTCAGGAGTTTCTTCGGCTTCTTCTTCAAAGGTGGCTTCCTCGTCGTCGCCTGCTTCATCGGTCTGTGGTAAATCTGTTTCTTCGGCCTCCTCAACTTCTGAGCCTTCGTTAAGCTCGTTGAGATCCTCAGCCGCTTCCATTAAATCATTTCGCACGTCGCTCATCGGCGTAATCCTTCGGTTATATCGTTAGGGTCGACTTCTTCGCAGTCTCTTAACTCCTGCGGAACGTTCGCGTTTATGTAGTCCTTATTGCCTTTCATCGCAGCGGTATACCAGGCTTTTATTTCTTCGATATCGTCTTTTAATCCGTCTAATTTCCTATTTTGATGTTTGCCAACCATATCCCAGGTGCGTTTATCGTCAATCTCAACGTACCCGTTTTCTTTCGTTACACGACGAAACGCGCTCTTGCTGTCAAAGGTTTCACCAGTTGCAGGGTGCCATGTAGGGTTAATGGTATCTTGATGAACGGCAGGGGCAGAGGAGACAATCACAGTCGGAACTTTCTCGACAAGCTTTTGCGTTGCCGAATCGTATACCCACTTGCCGCGCACCCCTTGAATATCAATCATAACTCTTGCATTAAATAAGTTAAAAGAAGCTGTAATTCCTCGTATTCTTCCGCTTCCTTCCGTTTTTTCTCTTCTTGGTACAGTCTAACGGCTTTTTCGTATTCCTGCTTTATATATTCTTCTAGTCGAATCTTAGCTTGATACGCTTCTGCTGCCTTATTTAGCTCATTAGCTTTTATTTGCAGCTCTAACAACTGAAAACTAATGGCGATTTGTTCTTCAGCTAATCGCAAAGCTTCTTGTTGTTTCTCTAACGACTGGCGTTCACTTTGAGCTTGTTGCGCCGCGTCTATAGCGGAAACAGTTTGCTGCAACTGCTTCTTAATCTTCTTTACAACGCGACGCGCTTTTCGTGGTTCGCCTTTTTTACGCTCCTCAATTATCCATATCTCTTGGTATATTTTCGATATGGGAGGAACTGGAGGTTCCCCAAAGTTTTGCAAAAGCGTTAAAAGCATCTTTTTAGCTCAAAAGCGATCTTAATTTTTGAAGCGTTGCCGCAGTTGTTTCGATTTCCGCTTCAATCTTAACGATCTGCTGGATATCTCCCAGCGCGGTTGCTGTTGCTAGTTGGGAGTTTAGATAACTTAATCGGTTTTCGCATAAGAATACCAATTCTTCTATATTCATCTTTTTACCCTTTAAACTAGCGCAATTAGCTCTTGAGCTGTCGTCACTAAATGTGACTGCAATAGCAGAACATCATAAAGATCCGTTCCGTCTATTGCTGCATATGCTGCCATTCTATTACCCGGCGTTCCGGTCCCAGCTTGCACTAAATCGGTCGGCGTGTAGGGAGAAAGAACCCTGTTTTTTACATCGAATCTGAATATCTGATTCAATATAGATGCTACGTAAATATTCATGTAAAACATGCGGCCTTCGTTTCCAAAAGGAGAATACGATCCGCTAGTTCCTGCCGTTATAGAGACTGATCCATCATAAGTAATAGCACCCGTCCACGTTCCGGTAATGCTCCCTGCGATATCAAGAACATCAAGCGTTGTTGCTCCTCCACCTCGGAAGAAATAGCAGAAACTATGCCGCGCGTTTCTGGCTGGATCTGGCTGGATACCCCATGAAGGAGCCCACAACCCACCCGTTCCGTTTCCTGCTGGTGCTGCGCCAAAATACGTAGTACTCCACGATCCCGCCGTGATGTTATTTGTGCCGTTATTTATAGTCGCATCGGTATAATTGTAGGTGTAAACCGTGTTTGTTCCTGTAGTTCTCAGTAGTAACAGATTCGGCAACTCGATGACGTATTTCGCGCTACTGGATGGTTGTGTCGTCCATGCCGTCCCGAGAGTGTAAACTGGCGATACCCCTGCGGTATGGCTTGAAATAATTCTTCTCTGGCCAACGGCTGCTGGCGTAACGGTATCTTGTACGATTCTGATCTGAAAATTCCGATACTCATCGGCTTTTACCACCGCATCTCCGAGAGTCGCTTGCCCTGTGAGGCTCGAGGCTCCTGATGCTGTTGCGGTAAGAGCTTTTCTGGCCACGAGGTTCGTGTCATAGGTAAAGGCACCCTTAATCATCCCTTCGCCTGGCACACAATCAAAAGGCGTGTACTGCTCATCTAGGACCATGATAGACGAGTCTGTGGCGATTGTGGCGGGTAGCCCCGTAGTGCTTAAACCCGTTGAAAGGGTATTAGTAGAAACCTCAAAAGATCTCCAAATATTTGCGGCAACTGTTGCAGCTCCCAACATAAACACTCGACCTGCAAGGATCTCGTATCGTGCGCCGCTTGCTGGTGTAAAGCTGAACGCATTATCAACGCTTATAGTTGGCGTTGTTCCCGCGCTATTCCCTACGATATATCTCTCTTCGGTTTTTCCTGCAGTCGTATCAATTATTCGGAGCTTGTATCCGTACTCTCCCGAGCCTCCTCGGTTTGCAAGCATATTTACGCCAACCGCTGTAGCTAATGCGGTTGAAAGCGTCACACTAGTAGTCGTGGCTCCGGCTGCGATTGTTCCAACTGCGCCGAAACTAGGGACAAACGACACCGCCGCACCCGCTCCAAAAGTTCCCGCAAGTGCTGGCGATTGAACAAAATTCCATGCCTTAGTTACAATGTTATAGCGGTTTAAAATCGTGGTGCTTACTAGTTGATATACAAAAGGATTTCTCGACAAATCCGACCGTAAATCAGATGCAATACATATACCCGCTACATGTGCGTTTGGCGAAGGGGTTACCTGAGCCCATATCATGCGATCGATCACTTTTTTAAATGTATTTGCCATTGTTCACCCTTAAGAAATTCTAGATCTTACGCAATCTGCCCATGCGGAGAGATTCTGGCCGAGTTGCCCAATTCTTCCCTGTATCCCATCAATCGTTGAAATGTTTGAAACGGTTGTAACGGCTGAAACGGTTGTAACGGTTCCAGATTCGAGCACAACCGTGGAGCGTTGCCGCTGGAGAGACTTATCGTACCCTCTTGGAGAATCGAGGAGCTGAAGAACCAAATTCATCAAATTACGAACGTTTTCAACTCTTAAAGTCAGCGGGTCGGTTTCGGAGATTGTAACTGGCAATGAACTTGCAGCCGTTACTGGAATTGGAGTAGTTGTTGAAACGTCGGCAATTTTGACATTTAATGGGGTAGCGGTATCTACCGATACAGGCATGGGGTTAGAACTTGATACATCAACCGCAGATCCATCAACTCCAACCCCAATCTTAACGCGCTGGTGCAATACGCCGCCAATATCATCTGCTGCGACGGTCGCCCCCGTTCCAGGTGTGTATCCAACATTATCGGCCATTAGCTAATCCCTCTTATTTGTGCCATCACTTGCTCTACTTCGGGCAACAGTTCCTCTGCGTCCTCAATGATGACCATTTTATTACCCATCTCATCAACGCCGATTCTGCCTACGCGTTTTGTCTTTTTAGGCGCAATAGTTTTAAGCTGTGCAGCCTTATCAAGTTGCATCTTTAATTGTTCGCGTACATGCCGCAAGTCCTCGGCCCGTCGCTCTCGTTCGTCAGCTAGGGCGATTTCTTGCCGTTTTAAATCCTCTTCAACTAACTGCTTTTGAGCTTTTAACTGCAATTCCGCTTCTGCAATTGCTTTTTTCTGTTCTAACTCAATAAACCTAGTATCGACCTGCGGCTGCTGCTGCTGCTGTTGTTGAGCTTGCATCTGCAATTCGGCATCAGCTCTTTGCTGTTCAGCGGCTTGCGCTTGCATTGCCTGTTCAGCCTGTTGAGCTTGCATTTGACGTTGCTGCTCTTCAATGGCTTTTTGCTCCTGTCGAGCTTTTTCCATTTCGCCCTCTACTTCGGTGAGAGCTTTTTCAAGTTTACCCCTTACCTCACGGCCCGCCTCAAACTGGCTTGTGGTGTACAAGGTTATCTCGTTAATGACTGGCATCAACTGAGGAATTGCTTGAGCGTGTGGAAGCAACACGTTAAATAAATTGCCTAGTGCGTTAGTTAGGTCAATTGCGGATTGTTTTGCGGCTTCTTGGTCAGCAAAAGTAGTCGAATCTGTCTCAATATCAATGCGATAATCGCTTTGAGTATCATTGCGAAGTAGGTCAATTACACCGCCTAAATACTCTTCTATGTCAGGGTCATTAGTAACCCCTGCCATCTTAATCATGGTCTGAGGCTGGAAGTGGTTCTTTACGATTTGCGCCATTAGGGCAACCACATCGCGGCAGAACTTGGCAACCTTTCTTTGCCTTTCACTAATTCGACTCATTGCGTACTGAGTCTTGATTTGTTGCGCCCCTAAAGTCTCAGAAGCACGAGAAGTACCGCGCACAATGTCCGAGATACCCGTGATATCGTAAATCTGTTGCTTTTCTTGCTCCATCGCTTCATGCAGCACGCGCAAAATCGCGGCATGGTCGGCCATCGAGAGTACTTCCAGTGCGCTTTTTACGCCGCCCTGTTGAAGGTACATCTGAAAGTTAGATAGCTGGATGTGGGTGCCGTTTGGCTTCTTTAATATGTTGTCTAGCTCTGGGTTCTCGCTTCCAGAGATAGAAACAACCTTAATGTATCTCGCGATATCTTGAGCTTTTTGGCAAAGCTGATTTAAGGTCTCTTGCTGGTCTTGGTAAAAACAGATATCGGGTCTTGGGATAAGTCCGGTTGTGAGCGTCGCAAAGAGGGGCTCAGGGCAGGGGAAGAACTCATCAAAAACAAGGTAAGGTTCGTCCTCTTTTAAGACTTCATTGTGGCCTTCAGCTAACCAATAGACCTTATTGGAGTCTTTGCACCAAACCTCGTAAACGCAGATACGGTTCTTATTTATTTCCTTCTCGCCTTCTTCCTGCGACGCTTCCTCCGAGTTGCGATAATTAGTGTAAGCATCTTCCCCGAATTTCTCCTTAAACTCTTTTTTGGTTATATGGGTTTTTCGGGCTACTTTACGGACTTCCGCCCATGTTCTTGCTGGTTCAAACAGCAGATCCGACCAATGGATATAATCAACTACGCACTTCTCATCTAAAAGCGTTTCAACGGGCTCTCCGTCAACGTAGTAGCCTTCGTCGTCCTGTTTAACGAGGCTAGGGTCTACAGGTTGGCCCATCTCATCAACGTACTGCTCAGGGGCTTCACCCATTTCAGGAGCTTCTTGGCCTTCCATTTCGCCGCCCATCTCCATGCCCATCTCAGGCATAGGAGGCATCCCTTCCATCGGAGGCATACCAGGCATTTGGCCCATCATAGGAGCGGGGGCTACCTCTTGGACTCTAATCTTAGGAGTCTCTACGCCTATCTTTGGCTCGTAACGTACCCATAGGGCACCTTGGCCTACAACGAGGTAATCATCAACGGCACGCGATACGGCAGCATCAAAACCCGACACTTCCACCTGGAACCGTGTGCAACGCTCTAAAATCTGGCTTCCTAAGCGGGCTGTAACGTCCCGAGTAGGGTACCGCCTAAATATCTCCGGCTTAGGGGGTTGGGCGTAAAGAGCGGGCTTTAGCGTATTAACAATCGACCAAAACACGTTCAATTGTGCGGGTCTTTCGCAGTATTGACTAAAATCCTCTCCGGCATACAGCTGCTCACTGCGCCTTGCCATCTCGTAGTAACGGTCACGCGCCTTTTTCCACCGTCTAATCTCGGTGTGCAGGGGATGCTCTTTGTCTTTGTCGTCGCTTTCGTACTCAGCCATCCCGCTTTAACCCCTACATAGAGAATCTCTCACTTAACCACATGCGATAAGGGTATCTGATATTGCCTTAAATTGAAAAGAGCTTAAATCCGCCACCGATTGCTCACATCGTCCACCGCCTCCACCAAGTCCGAGTAGGTCATTGCGTTCGGGTCTCGGCGCTTCTTCTTGTCAAAACGGGGGATAACTGGCCATTGCATACAAATATATCTAATGCAATCTCCGATATGGTCGGCCCCTTGCGTATCCACGTCCTCCGGCCTTCTATCATCGTGCTGAAGCATCGGAAAGGTTCTAAGCAAATGCTTACAGTTGCGAGTAAACAGCAAACTTTTCTCTCTCAACCTCATCCGTATCTGGTTCCAGCCAGGAATTCTCGACTTATCGCTTCTTGAGAAGTAAACCCCCGCAATCGCCAACGCATCGGCAATACTTTGACCTCCGTGGTTCTCAAATATCTGATTATCCGCCGGCCCTGGCTCAATTCTTCTCTTAATAGTTGATTCTCGCTCAGTAATCCCGTCTCGAATGTCAACAAGGGACATTTTTAACCCCTCGTCTTTATCATTCCCCCCATACCATTCTCTTAAAATGACAATCGAGCCCTTCTTGATGCCTCTCCAGTCCTCTCCGGCATAGGTGTACCAGAGCACAGCAAACGGGTGATAGGTCCCGTGGTCGTACGCCCTGTAAATCTTCCAGTGATTCGGGATGTCATCAGGGTCAATCGCATCAATAACATGTTCTTGACTAAACTCCGGAAAATAAGCACCAGCTACAACGTCCCAATCCCCATGCAACCACGCCCGCACCATCTCAGGGCTCCCAACCTCATGAAGCCTTTGAACATAAGTCGGGTCGGCCTTCATCAGAATCTGGTTATCGGTGACTCTAGAAGGGATGAACATCCTATGAAGTCCGGTGTCTTGCTCTAGGAGCTTATAGCCTTGAGGGTTCTCGGCTATCCCGTAACGCGCCTTTACCCATCCGTGGCCCACGCCTCCAGGGTTTGCTGTACACCGGATCCGCTTATGAGGCACATCGTGAGGGCTTCTCAAACAAGCAATCATCTGAGTGAACCCCTCATCGGTGGCAAAGTTACCGATCTCATCGAAGCCAATCCAAACTGCCTGGAAACCTTGATAATTTGCGGCATCTCTTGGGTGCGCCATGTACCTTAAATAAAGTTTAGCCCCATTAGGCCATTTCCAAACCTTCTCATTCGCATTATAGGAAGCACCGGATTGAGGGTAAAACTCGAAACTCTGTCGAATCACCTCCTCTAGTTCTGGGTAAGTCCTACGGAAGAGCATCCCAACCCAGTGCTGCTTATAAACCGAAACGTCACTTACAAAATCCCCTAGAAGAGCGGCAGTTTTTCCGCCTCCGCGACTTCCTCCGAACAGTATCTCAGGAACACTCTTGTATTTAAGCAAGTCCTCTTGAGGTCCCTTCTGAGGGAACCATACAAGTTTAGAGGCCCGCCTTAATATCTCGTCGCTTCCGTCCATAAAGCCTCGTAAATGGCCTGTAGTGCATTGGTGATATGAGTAGGATAGCACAGGTATCGGGTAGCGGCGCTAGTGCCTATCAGGAGGTAGAGGGGCTTTAGAAAGGGAGGTGGATGAGACTCTTTTTGATTTGATGGGGGATGGGGTCCCAGGGGGGGGCAGTTGTTAAGGGATTCTGAAGGGCTGGAAAAAAGAAGCCTTAAAGAGATCTACATCCGGCAAGATTCGACTCTCCTTAAGGCTCTATGAAGCGCGCATCTCTTAGTTGAGATCCTCGTGTCGTCATGATAGCCGGATTGAGGGGTCAGTTGTCAAGGAATACTTGATAGGTGGAAGGAGCTTTGGGGAAATTTGCTTGGGGGGAGAGGGTGGCTTACAACGCGCGTCTCCCCAGTGGGCTGGAAGTGCCTGCCGTTTTGCATCGGGGGGCGGAGGGTGGGGGGGGTCGAATCGGCGCAAGTAGGCGAAAAAGCGGAAGAAAAACACCTAGTGAGCTGAGCGGAATCGGGATTGGATTGGAAACTACTGCGGCTCGGAGTCTGGACGGATATCCGCAATGGCTTGGAACAGGTCGTCGCTTGTCCTCAGTTTCCTCTGTTCAACGTTATGTTTCTGATGTCCGATAATAGAACCGTTATCGGACACCAGACTCGGGGAAGTGGATTCAATCCTGCGGCGCTCGGACTCAGCGCGAATCTCATCTAGTGTGATTGCTTCCGGAGCAACAGCGCATAGCTGTATATCTACCGTTTGGACTGTTTCGCGGTCGCCGTAGACCCACGATAACACCTCTTTCGCTGCGGCAACCTTGTCTCTTGCCGTTCCATCTTTCAGCACATCTCTTAGTGCATCTATTGCTTCCGGTACTAGATGTTCGAGTCTCAATCTAATTGTCATTATCAAGTCCGTGGTTCTCGCAGTCCTACCATCCTACCTTATCCGATCTACCTCAATCTAACCTCATCTAACCTCTACACTATAACCACTCTATCTACACACCGATCCACCTACTTACTTACCTCTATACTTGTACCTTACTTACTCCCTTGCGAGCTCGCTCTCTATCGTCGTCGACGTGCCGTCATCTCCTCAGATTGCTCGCTCTATGACTTTCGTTTGATATAACCGTTTACCTCGTGTTAGCACCCCCCTTCCCCCCTCAAAGTACCCTCAGTCAATACCTCAAACAATAGTTTTTTTCGAGTTTAATCTTGAGTCCTTTATTCAACATTAAACTTTCAGTAGTTGTTTCGGGTGCTTGGGTTATTTTTACTTTCTTCATATATTTTTGTAATTGTCCTTGACTATGGCAAGGATATGGATATATCATAGGCTTATCAACTGAACGGTTGATACGAAACAACTAAACAAGAGGCACACAATGGACTCATTTCTCGATAAGCTAGATGCGATTGTTTTTACTAGCATTGTCTGTTTCATCGCGTTCGGCGGGCTGTTTTTTGCGGGGCAGGTCCAGCAGTCACACCGCGATACGGCTAAGCAGGTAGAACAGGCTAACGCCAAGGCAAAGGTTGTGCGACAGACTTTACAAGCAATTGTTGATGCCAAGTAGGCTTAGGCTTAGTGTTCCCGAGCCTCCCCGCTACGGTGGGGAGTATCGGTAATATTACCGGATAAAACAACAAAACGAGAGGAACACGATGAATACAGAAACTCCGGAACATAACGAGAACCCTATTGTCGTACGAGTGACTTTCCAGGGCGCATACGAGCTGAGCTACATCGGGAACGATGGCGAGTACTATCATAGGCAGTATATGGGTTATGACCGATGCGAAGCCCTAGCGGAATTCGATGAGTATCTAACAGAGTTAGGCGTTTGAACACACAACTAAACAAGGAACACAACATATGGACACAGCACGCCGAGTTACAAGCAGAGCACAGTATCGGTCAATCCTCTCTAATAAGCTTTTTAGCTACACGGTCATACTGTGTGATGAGAGCGCAGGTGATGCGTACTGCGAGGAGTGCGCGATAAGACATGCGGACTTTGATAACAATCTGTTTATCTCCTCGGGTAGCGAGATTGACCCCGACTCTCTTTACTGTTCGGCATGCGGTACCGATCTATCGGATTATGCAGAGGATTAGTGTTCCCGAGCCCTACCCGCATGCGTGTGGGTAGATTCGGTAGCATTACCGGCATCACACACAAACTAAAAAGGACACACAATGAACAACGCACAACCGAACGATCTGCACAATCCCCCACACCGGAGACCTAGCGATTCCGATACTAGTTGGAAGGCTAGGGCTGATCGATGGAACGAGTACAACCGTTTAAAAGTCTTACCAGTTCACAGCCAGGAGCAGTGGAATCGGATTGAACAACTAAAAACCTTACGGGTACGCGATAATCGAGTAGCTTTCAAAGAGAGATAACACCAACTGGGGAAGCAATCCCCCTTAAAAAGGACACACACAATGGAAATATACAACCTAGACGGGTACTCCGAAACCGTACCCGATTCAACGTTATTAAAAACGATTTTTGGCAATGCGAGCCCCTCAGAATCGCAATTAGACGCTGTACTTGAATATAGCCGTAGGCGTATCGCACCGAACAATAAAAAGATCAGCCGCGATTATGATGTAGTCGAGTTACTTGGCTTCATGCGATTACTCGATAAGGAGCACTTCATCATTCTAACGCTAAACGGTGCTAACGAAGTGATAAAAATGCATCAACTAAACACTGGAACGGTGAACGCTTGCATGGTTCATCCGAGAGACGTTTTTAAAAAGGCGATCGAGGATAACGCTTGCGCAATTATTCTAGCTCACAATCATCCGAGCGGCTCTTTGACTCCCTCGCAAGCTGATATTGATATAACTGAGCGGATTAAAAAGGTAGGAGAGTGCCTGGGAATCCGTGTTCTAGATCACGTCATCATTGGGAGTAAAGGTGGATTCAATTCGGTCATTAATGGATAACACCAAGGGGGAGCAATCCCCCTACAAAAAATGAGGACACACAATGGACAACCTAAACTTTCTCGTACCCGTTCAAACTTTTATCAAAGATTACATAGTTTACCACTTGAACAAGTATCGCGGGTACCAGCAATGGCCTGCAACAAAAACTATCCCATATCTATCAAACAAGGCGATTGAAAAATGGCAAAAAGCCATAACGGACTACGCAATAGGAGGCAATCCTTTACCCGTGGAGGTAATCGATTCATGGGCCGATATGTACGGCGTGACCGGTTACGGCGGAGTCCTGCATACGTTTAGAGGTACGGCAGAACGCGCGATCCAAGGGTGGATGCCGAAAGATCTAAGAGATTAGCCACCAACGGGGGGGGGTAACCCCCCAAAAAAAAATGAGGAACACAATGGAATACACGATAAAAAGCAAAAAATTAAAGCGACAGATAACATTCTCGCGTCCAGGTACAGAATGTATCTATGTTAATTTGAATGGTAAGTGTGGGTACCTCGGGAATCAAATATGTAAAGGCGGTGAACTGATGGGCTCCACGATTGGCATCAGTGGGGACGATGACGATCTTAAGGTCCAAGAGCAGTTTGAGCGGATATGTAAACTTTGGTGGAAACAATACGTGGCGCAGTACGACGCCGATTCTTTCTATTGAACCCAACGGGGGAGCAATCCCCCCTAACCGGAACCAAACGATGAAATGGGACAACAAGCCAACACGCCGAACGCTTTTAGAGTTAGTCGAAACTGGCCAGCTATCCTGGGAATCTCTAGCGAAAAAATGCCTACTCTACATGCGAGAAAGTGAGCTGATAGAAATGGCGTACGCCTACGAGATCCTAACCGACGATGAAGAGGACGACTAAAAAATGGAGGACCTACAATGCCGACCAAAGAACCTTATGACGTGGTTATGAGACCCGCAATCCGCGAAGCTGTCCGCCGAGGCTCAGAGAAGTTTCACGTTCCCGAGGCTGTTTTTATCCTTCATGCGCTCGAGTATTACCTAAAATTCCGATGCTCTCAGCATCCTTTTACAGACCGAATTGAGTTTTTTGAGGGCAAGCAGATAAGTGCGGCGAAGAATCGGGCCGAAAAAATGAGGGCAAAAATTCTAGGGTTACTCACCCCCAACCAGAAAAAAAATAAGAAAGAATCGGCTCTTGAACGGGCAAAAAAATGGCTAGAACAGAACGAGACCAAGGAGGAACACAATGGGAATCAGGAAGGGAGCAACACTGCTGAGGATAGCGCAGAGACCGAAGGACCTAACCGACAGGGTTGAGAAGATGATGGTCGAGCTTGGAATGAGCCGATTCCAAGTCATCGAACAAGCTATCTTCCGCTACATCGAATCCGGTTGCCGCTCTTTGATGTATCGGTTGGAAGAGATCGAAGAACGAAAAAAACTAGCGGAAGCGGTGAGGCTGGAGACACTGAGGAGACGGGCGAATCGAGAAGCGAACCCTGGCAGACGGGTAGGGAGACCAAAAAAACCGAGACCATTCAACGGAATAAGCTAAAAAAAAATAAGGAGACACAATGTTAGGAACAATAATCTATCTGGTTGTAGGCGTGATCATCGTAGTTAGCTTGGCATTTTTGGGGCTGTTCGGCTGGTTCTTCGTGAACGTTACGAAGGGGATTCAAAGAGATCAATCGGCTGTAAAGCCTTTTAAAAAATGGAACCTCTGATCGCGTGCAAGTACTCGGGGACACCAAAAAAAAATAAGGAGACACAATGACAACAGAAGAAAAAAAAATGGTGTATCGCGATCCATGGTTAGAGCTTGGCCGTGACTTGATGCAGTTGGTTTTTCTTAATGACGGCGGTCAAAGCAACGTTGACTTGAAATACTCAACGAACTCCGGATGGCCCGCATATCAGTTGGCCCTTAAGGGCACCAGCTTTGACTCAGGAGATACTCGGTACATCATCGGGCTCAAAAAAAATCGGATTTACGAGATGGGCGAGTACGAGGAACTCGACCGTGAATTGAAATGGTTGGTAATCAATGCTCGGGAAGCTTACAAAGCTTACGAAAAAGCTAGGGACGACGAAGTGTTACGCAGGGTAGGGAGTTTGCCGTTAGAAAAAAATAAGGAGACACAATGAGCGAATCTATTATGACTATTGCAGCAGGAGTGACCATCGGACTCTTCATATTTTGTGGGATTGTTTTGGTTGGGATGTTTCTATTTGAGTTTGACCGGCAAATGAGGCTATAAAAAACCTCTTTACGGTACGCTGGAAGCGGTGTACCGTTTCAACATGCCCGCTAGTTTTGGGGCTAGGCCGTGAAGGCCCGATACCTGAGAGGGGCGAATCTCTCAAGTATCAGTAAGCAGTCCCTAAAGCAACTAGAGGTGCTATGTCCACAAAAATACCCCTTTCCTGCACTCCCGACAAGGGTAAAATGCGCAGCATTATGCGCATCATCATCGAAGAACCTATCCTTTCCCTTCCGATTCCCTTCATTGAAAAGGGTATCTTATCGCTTGCAAAGTCTTTTACCGAAAATGGTAGTCGGCTTTACCTATCGGACGAGGATCTCAGCTTCTTTTTATTCGTGTCGCGGATCACGGTCAACCGTTCTGTCCAAAAATTAGTGCGCCTTGGCTTTCTCGAAAAGCGGGTTGAGTCTCGGGAAGGCGGTAAAAGTTACCGGTCTCTGAAGTATCTCGGAGTTGAGCATAGTATCAAATTGTTACAATGCTCGAATGAGTCAGACGAGAGCATAGTATCAAATTTATACAGTCATAGTATCAAAACGATACAATGCTCACCTAGCACAGTATCAAATTTATACAATCAGAGTATCAATTTGATACACATAACTAAAAGGAACTTAAAAGATCATAACTTAAAGGTAACTGAAAGAGTCGTCGCTGACGCTCCTCTACCCACCGAATCTCTTTTAAAGGATTCTTTAACTGACCTCGAACCTGTTAAAGAGCCTCTTGAGATCCACGAAGCCCCCCCAATTTCGGCGGCCCCCCCCAAGGCGCAAAAACCGAAGAAGCCGGACCTCCCCCTTGATGCGGTCGATGCCTTGGAAGTTCCGGACGAGGTTAAGGCGGCGGCCAAGCGATGGTTTGAGCACAAGCAGTTGATCAAAGACCCGATCAAGGTTCGTACCCTTTTACGTGAGATCACAAAATACGGTCACGGGTTGCCGGTCGTGGTTCAAAGATCCATTTCAAGTAATTATGACGGGCTCTGGCCAATAAAATATCAAGACCTCGACGAAGTAGCTGACGAGGCGGTAAACAAGCTCTTCGTATGCATGAGCGAAGATGGCGATTGGGTAGAGGCTGGAAGAAGCAACCCGTTGTTACGAGATTCTCTAACCGAATACATGGGCGCGAACGGAATCGACGATAAGCAGACGTTCAAAAATAAGGCTGAGGGCAGTGGCCGGACCTTCATCCTGAAAGACATCAAAAAAATCTACATTCGAAAGATGAAACAAACGTTTAACAACATATAGGGGAAAAATGAAAAGTTACGACGATTGGGCAAGAGAGCTATATGAAAAAAGCGATAAAACACACGAAGGGTTTAAAAAAATAAAATGGGAATTTCTTGGTCTCCATTGGCAAGCCTTTGGACTGACAACATTGAATCTGGTTGAAAGTTTTTGGAAAGAGCCCGATTCGTATCTTTATTTCCGAAAACAACCAAGCGCCGAAATAAAGATGCATTCAATTGAACTTCTTTTTAAATCAATGCCGTTGCCGGAGGGACCAGAGAGAGAAATGAGATTTTGGTTTAAATCAGACGGGGGATTTGAGGCACAAGCATATTGCTGGATGCAATTTCATGAAACGACTCACGAGCTGGTTAAGTCAGTACAAAAAGAGTTTGACATTTATTTGAAAATCTCAGCCGCACTAGAAAAAATTGAAAGAAAAAAATTTAGGTGGTGGTGAAAATCCTGCTTGCCATTGAAACCATAGACCTACCGGAGACCTCAGAATGACCACCCGCATCGACCTTGAAACCCAACTAGTTGCATACAGCCTTCAGGATGACCGTGGTTACGCCGAAGCCATGGCCCTAGGGGTAATCCCTAGTTCGTTCCTAGACCCCGCTTTACGGGCAATCTGGAGCCTTATTGGGGCACTTGTACCAGAGGAGGATATGCCGGCGGCTTTAAAAGAGGTTCAGGGCGGTATAGATGCCTTCATCAAGGTGACCTCTGAGGTATATCGGCAATCTCAGGCCCCTTCCCTAGCTAAGGTATGCGCTAGAGAATTAATGGCAGCGAACGAGAGGTCGTGGCACCTGTCACAGATTCGGGAGATTGAAAACATTTTGGCAAAGGGTTGGGACAAGACGGCAGTTGCAAACCTGCACAACGATATCGCGGCGCGGCT